AAGGCTTCTATCACAGCGGCCACAGCATTGAGCCCGGCCTTGCCAAATGCTTTCCCCCCCTCTTCGCCCAGCACAAGCGCCGACCCGAAAGCCTCGGCCATTTGCATAGCACCGTCCATGGCAGTCTCGGCAAGCTCGATCTGCCGCTTTCGCTGTTCGGTTATTTCGTCGTTTATCTGCCGGATAAGCTCAAGCCTGCCCTCTTCCTCTTCGATGGCAAACCCTACCGCTGTACTGTACGCGGTTATCCTAGGTACAAGATTCTCTGATGACCCATCTATCTGCCGCGCCGATATAGCCCACTCGCGCGCAAGCGATACGATGTTCTCATACAGTTTATTGCTGGTGGTTATAAGCCCGTTTGAATCGGCAATCAGTTTTTCAGCTTCGGTAAATGCGGCATTGGATAGGGTCTGGTAATCAAGGAACGTGCCGCGTGCTTCGGCCATGCGTTGCTCTGCTATTTCAGTATCCTTGAGCGTAGCCAGCGCCTTGTCATACATGGCTTGAGCCGCCGCGTTGCGCTTGTTCCTTGCTTCGGTCGCCGCCGCTGACCGTTCGTTGGATTCAGCAAGTAGCCGTTCATCTTCGGCTCTTTGGGCTACGACCCTGGCAACTTCCTTTTCCATTTCAATCTTGGTTTGCAGTGCGTCACGCAGTGCGATTGCTTCTTTTTGGGCCATCTCTAAAGACGCACGCTCACGCACTGATTTGGCCTTGCCTATAAGCTCTTGCCGTGCGGCTATTGATTCGGTGATCCTGTTCAGTTCTTTGATGTTCTGATCTTCAGATCCTTTGCTCAGCATTTCATCAAGGGCGCCGTTGTACATGTCGAGCGCGGCAGTGGCAACCGGCAATAGCTTGTTCCCTATCTCGGCAAGGAACATTTTGGTATTGTCCATCGCCGTTGAGAACTTGCCCTCTGCAGTTTCTGATACTTTCTGCATCATGCCATTGTAAAGCCCGCCCTCGCTGGTTAGGCTTACAAGGGCTTTTTCAACGTCTGCAAATCCAATCTTCCCGGCTGATACCATCTTGAAAACTTCCGCCCCGGTCTTGCCGGTCTGCTTCTCAAGCTCGCCCATGATCGGGACGCCAGCCTCAATAAAGCGGTTAAGTTGCTCCATGGAAGCGACACCCTTTGAGCGAAGCTGGCCGAATGCGAGTGTCAGCCTGTCGAGCTTTTCAGGATTGCCAAGCGCAACGTCACCAAGCATCCGGAGCTTTTCGGTTATCTCATCCACGGGAACGCCGACAGATAAAAGCTGTTTGCCAGCGGCGGTTATGTTTTCAAGCTCAAGCGGCGTTTTGGCCGCAAGCCTGTTCATGTCATCAAAAAGTTTATTACCTATCGCCATACTGCCAGTCAGTACGGAAAACTCCATCTTGACGCGCTCTTGTGCGGCGGCAAGTTTGATTGATGTTGAAACAAGGGTAGCGGTGGAGTTGATTAGTTTCTGAGCGGCGGATACAGCCAGCCCGTAACCAGTGGTATATCCGGCAATGGACTTTGCAAGCCCTACGCCGGTTTGTGTGTTTGTTTTGTTTACTTTGTCAAGTGCGGATAGCTTGGCTATTGCGGAGTCTGTTTCTGCCTTAACTACAATCTTGATCTCGTCTATAGTCGCCACGCTTAACCTCCGCTATTCTTCGGCCTGTCAATGGCACGATCCAAAAAACTGAACAGGTCTATGCTTTCGATATGCACGGCCAGCTGCTCTGCCCACCCGCCATTATACGCGTATTTGCCGAAAGTTGCCAGCCGGTCATAGATCATGTACAACTCAAAATACTCATCGTCACGGCCAAAGTTCTCAAGGTGCCACTCCTCCGCATCGTCAACGCCAAGCCCGTTGGTAACTAATATAGGATGGCTTGTGATCCCGGGTATTTCTTCAATTATTCCTTCTGGCCTGTTTTCTGGCCATCCTTTTCTGGCTGAATAAAATCCGGCAATAATTTTTTTTTAGTCTCTTCGGAAAGAGTAAGGTTCAGGAATATTTGCACCCACATGGATACCAGAATTCCGTCAAGCTCACCAGCGCCGATCTTCAGGTCCAGCAGCTTGTCTATGGTATCAACCTTTTGATCGTCAGAATCGTACAGCCGGTCTATCCTGGTCACTGCAAGCCTGACCAGTTCGGCTACGTCTGTCCTTGCAAAGTCTACCGATGGCCGCTTGCTTTTTTCTTTCCAGATTATATGCGAGTTGATAATGGCTTTTTCCTCGACTGACAAAGGCCGGTGCCAGTAGTCAAATGAATTATCCCCGGTCCCGAATGTTTCTTTTGTCTCGGACTTTACAAGCTGTACTTTCATTTTCTCCCCTTGTAAAAATACAGGCGGGTTTTACCCCGCCCGTTGCTATGCGGTCGTGCAGACCTGGATTTTCGAGATCGGCAAAACGGACATATTGAAAGTCGCCTTGCTCTTCACCCCGACATTGACCTTGAAGGATTCGACGTACCCCTTGAAAGAATGCTTGCGCTTGTTGACCGTATCGGTTGCGTTGAACACGTAGACCGTATTGGTTGAAGCCACAACCCCTTCGTGGAATATCGCACCGACCAAAGTTTTCTGCGTGGTGTCCCCTGGATCGTAATTGCCAGATATTGCTATCGGGTCAAGTGTGATTCGTCCGGGCACGTTCTTGTCTATGGTGTCCTCAAAGCTGGACACGTCATTCATCTGCTTCGTTCCGCCCAGGTCTATGGTGTCGCACCCGCCGATAGTCGTACAGGTTCCGGCAGTAAACCGTATGGCGTCGGCGTCGGTTGAACAGGCCGTGCAGGTTGCCCCAGTGTGCAGCTTTACCAGCCAGTTATATCCGAGCGACCTTGTAGTTGCGCTCATATATCATACCCCCATTCGCGCTAGATCCAGCGCGCATTGTTTGTAGCCATTCGAGAAGGCAACGGCAAGCCGCGCCTCGTCCTCTTTGCCCTCGAACTCCTGAACGCGGTTCTGAGCCGCCCCCAGCAGCTTCTTAGAAGCCTCGACTATTGGATCGCGCTCATGGCAATAGACCCATCTTTGGTTGAATATCGCAGACCCGTGCGAGATATCAACCGTTATGCCAGATCCGCGAAGCATCCCGATCCAGTAAAAAAATGATTGCCTGAACTGATTATACTCCGTATCGGTCGCAAGATCAATTCCGTAAAGTACGACCTCATATTTTTCGCATTTATCAAATTGATCTGCTAATATCCATGCCATCATATAATCAAAAGAAAACTGAAAAACCGGACCATAGCAATTAACTAAGCCATCAATGGGCAATGGTTCACATTTGATTAAATCGTCCTTGCGCCCATCGGTCATTACTGGGCACCCATAACCGTTTAAACGCATGGCATCATATTCTTTGTGGACCTCGAACACTCGATCGACCCTTGGCAGGATCTTGGCTACGCTTGCCGTTGTCCATATCTCGCCATCGAAGTTGTCCGATTGCCTGGTTGTGGTTCCATTTCCTACCAGTGCGATTCTTTTCATTCGATTATTTCCGTATCTTTCATTATCCGGCTTTTGATCGCTTCGGCTATTTCTCTGGCTATAGGCTCGTAATTTTTCCCAGCAAGCCTGAGCTTTATCGCCTGCCACAACGTAATCCCGGTATTAATTTTAACTACAACGTGTACTTTTCCCACAATTTCATGTCTTTCAAACATTGCCATGATAACCTCCTTATGCCCTCGTATAATCGACCATTGCGTCGAACTGGAATTGCCAAGCATTCCCGGTTAGTTCTATATCACGTACACCATTGCAGACTATCCGCGTCACGCTTACCCCATCGCTCCATGGGGCAAGGTGGTTCAATATCTTCCTGGCAGCAAGTGCAATTGATTTTCCTGCTTTGGTTGCACAGACAAAGTCGTATTGGATTCGAGCGGTGCCGGTGTCGAGATTGTCGAATCCCTCCTCCTCTGTTGAGTCGGATATCACGTTGTAAAATCCGTAAGGCTCGACCGCTCCATCCGGCGCGCTATAAGGGTAAAGCCCCCCGGTCAGCGTTGCCAGCCATGCGGTGCTGGCTCGGAGCTTTACGTCAAGGGCTTGTTCGATTGACGCGCTCGCCATTACTTGGCCCCCTGCGGATTTGGATTGTACGCTTCCTTAATCGCCGTTTTGATTACACTTTTACGCCTAGCCTCGCGCGCGCCCTTGCTGTAGTCAATGGCTGGCCGGAGATACGGCTGGCGTGGATAGTTTGGCATATCCTTCCGTCCGTACTCTACCGGGCCAGCGTACTCAAGGTTCGATCCGACATAGCCCGAATCGTCACCTGGCTTCCTGAGTCTCGCTGATATCGGGGCTGGTTCGTCTCCGCCCTGGTTGAATCCGCCGGTGTCATCGTTAGTCGCCCACATGATTGAGTTCTTAAGCTGGCCCTTGTCAACAGGTACAAGCTCTTTGGCAAATCCGGTCAGAATCACGCATTCACCTTTTACAAGTTTTCCCACCGTTTTCGGCGTGATTATCTTTGAGTAGTCGATATGGCTCGGGTCTATGGTAACGCCGATCATTTACCAATCGACTTTACAAGAGCATTTATTGGAAACTCTTCTATCCAATATTTGTCGTATCCCCCAAACCATGAACACTTTACAATATCGCCAGACTCCTATAACAGTCATCCATGGGCCGCCACTTTTCAGTTTGACAACTTCTCCTATGCTCATACATTTCTCCTTTACAGTAATGCTTCTGGGGTTTCCTTGACATATACCTCTTGATGATGCCCCGGCAACTCCGGGAACGTCTTCGGCGGCATGACGATCTCGAACGTGCGTGAATTCCATTTGATCTTGTGCGTGCTCAGCACGGCCACGCTGGACGGCAGGCAGAAAAACCCGTCCGCCCGCGCCTCGACTGCCCCGCCCACCCTCGCACGGTCGCCGCTTGTTTCGGTAAACGAACCCTTGAATGGCGAGCCGGTTATAGCTGACCATGCGTTGTCATAGGGCCAGATTACCGCAGCGGTGTAATCATAAACAGCTATCGACTGCGTGAATAATCGCTCAATACCCATCGGGCACCTCGCCAATCATCGTACCGCCCTCGGCGCTTGTCGGGCCTATCGGAAAGTACGTCCGGTTTTCATTGATATGCCACTGTATCGTTCCGCGTCCAAGCCGGTGCATCTTCCATGGCTTCAGTGATGCAAGCAGTTCGTCCGGATAGCCGCCTGCACTGATCTTGCGGGTTTCGGAATAGTTGCCCAGGCTCATCGAAGTTATCCCGGAACTGCTGGAGTTGGCAAGCTGGTAACCGATCATCCTGGACGCAATCAATTCGATCGGCTTTGGGAAGCTTGCAAGATCCACCCGGACATTGTAGCCATCGGTCGATTGTAGCTCGTCCACTACCGGCTCTGTTACAGTCAGATAGGTATCGGCAACGGCGGACACGGTATACAGGCCATCGTTGAGCCTTGACCCGCTAACCATGATTGACCCGCCAATCGGATAGGCCATCGCAGTAAACCCGCCCGCGTCTAGCCGTATGGTGTATGTAGTCTCGGTTACGTCAAAGTATATCTCGTCGGAGATTATGTCATAATCCTTGACCCGGAAATAGTTGTTACACTCGGCGATTATGTCAGCGTAGACTATCGGGATCAAAAGGGATATAAGCGCGTCCCTGGTTGCGTCCGTATCGGTGATCCGGAGGAAGGCTTTAACATTCGCAAGGCTTACCATGGTTTCCTCCAAAAAAGCGGGCAGAGCAGGGGAAGGAGGAGCAAACCCCACCCCGCCCGCTGGTTATTCCTCATACCAGAAAAGGGTATAGTATCCTGCCGTCGCGGTTACGGCTCCGATGTTGGTGAATGTGATGGAGTACATAGTGTCAGGTTTCAGCACCCGCTCTTCACCACCAGCGCTGTCACCGCCTACCCGGTTTGACTCCCCGCCACTGCCTACCGCGTCCTGGTAAATCGTTCCCTCATTGCCAGCCGTTGATAGTGTGGCCCCGGTGAAAACCTTGACCTCTGATTTGTTCGGCGCGTTGCGGTTGAGATTTTGCGGAGTGGCAGCGGTGCCGCCTGTCATGACCGCACTTTGGGTCATGGATATTGCCAGTGCGTTGGCTGTAGAGCTTAGCTTGGCTGGCCTGAAATGGATTATCTTTCCGGCGGGCATGGCAGGGGTCTTGAATGAAATGTGTTCAACCCCGGCGGCCGCTATGCTGCCTGTTACGCCAATCAGTACGTACGCTTTTTTTTCGTGGATGTACGAATGGTCGCTGTTGATCGTGGTAAGGAAGCCTGTCCAGAAGTCACGGATGAACGACATTGCGCGGCCTCCCTTTTTTCTTTGGCTCTTCCTGGTTTTCGGGTTGCACCGGAATTGTAATTGCTGGATCGGGCTTTATGTCTCCGGTGTACTCGTACCGCTTTTTGAGCTGCGCTATCTCTGCTTTGTCGTTGGTGGAATAAACCCCATTGACAAAGCGGATATAGCGGCTCTTTTCAGGTATGTACACAAGGCCATTGCCCTTGAAAAGAACCGCCATGGTCAGCCTCTCACCGCTATGGTGATAAGTTCATGCACGGTCAAGGTTCCGGCGGCAGCAGACCCGGCACGGAAACCGATTGAAGGTGTCAGCACTTCGGTGGTTACGCTTGTGCCGAAACTTGCCACGATCGACCCGTCAAACCTTGCGGTCAAAGTGTAGCCATCCCATGCAAACTCATACCAATGGGCAGATGTGTCAAGGGTAAAAGCGGCGGCTGTGTTAAGCTCGGCGTTGGCCGTGTAGGTCTTGAAATAACCTGCGGTCACTGCGTCCAGCTTGGAGAAAAACGCTCCGCCTGCGGCTACCGCAAGAGCATGGGCAGAGCTTGCGGCTGTCAGTGTTGTATCAACGCCACAAAGCCCTACGATCAGGTCTTTCTGTGTGGCCTCGGACGCTGTAAGCTTGGCGCCGAAATACAAAGGCTTGCCAGCCTCGAGCTTGAACCGGCTACCCAGTTTCTGGATGTTGTCTCCGTCGTACTCTGTACCGCCGGTGGTTATGAGCATCCTGGCATCAGGCAGAACGGATGCGGTAATGGGTGAAGTGCCGGTAGCGGTGACCGTCCAGTCTGCGGCCCGGTAGGTGTCAAGAATGTCTTTATCTACCGAACCCCATGCGTCAAGCCAGCGCCATGGGTAGCGTGAATCCACAAGGGCGACCGCGTTCTCTGATCCCCCTATTTTAGAAAGGTTGATAGACATTGCGTGCTCCTTATGCGGTGAAGGTGACTACGAAGGTATCGGTGTCAGTCCCTCCCCGTAGATTGGTATAGGTGATGGTAAGGGTAGCTGTTTCGGTGTCCAGCCAGTCAGCTGCATCGCCTGAGAATACTACCGATCCCTTGCCCATGGTGACAGCCGGGCTTGCATCGTCGACCGATGCTGTGCCTGCGGTTGAAGTGTCGGCGGCTCCGGCTCCGACTACTCCGGTATAAGGGATTACCAGTCCGCTGTTTTCCCCAACAAGGTAGAATGGGACTGTGTAGCTCCATGCGGCAGCGGTTGGCTCCGGCGTCACGTTGGCCCGGTCTATTACGACAAGTACTGCGTCTGCGTTGAAGTCGGCCTGTGCTTTCCACAGTTCCGCGTTGCGCGGTGTCAGTCCGCCCAGAAAATCCAAAGATCTCTTGCTCATTGTGGCCTCCGTTCGTGACAGGCGGCCCGTCTACCGCCTGTCTATTTGGCTCGCTCAGGTAGCGAGATTGGTCAAGGTGCCGTGGAAGTATGCAGATCCGTAGTCAATGCCAAGCTGTGCGTACAGCTGGCCTTTTTCGGAAGCGCCGGTCTTTGACAGGGCTTCATACCCTACGATTCCGTCAATGGTGGCAAGGCCTGGGACCGGCTGGATAACCAGATTGGCCTTGCTCATGTCGAATACTCCCAAAGTGCCAGCGGGCATGAAGCGGGACCATACAACCTCGGCACGGCCAAAGTCAGTATCGATAACGACGATGTCAAGTCCGCCCTCGTTGCGGGAAGTCGGGACATAGCCATACTCGGCACTGATCCGCTGTTTGTCGGCGGCGGTACAGAAGATAGCCAGCCTGCCAAACTCGGCACCATTGGTTGCCATCTCGAGCATAAGCTCATCAAGATTTGCCTTGCTGAACGCGGCGGCTGAACAGTCGACAGTGTTGATGGTGCAAGCGGCTATGATCCCGCGCATCTTGTTGGCTACTGCGGCTGAGGTGGATTTGGCATAGGTGCCCTGCAATGCGGAGAACTCATAATCACGGTAGATGTGCTGCAAGGCCACCATCTTCTGAAATGCCAGTTCATCGGCGACAGGGTTGGTGCCAGGCGCGGCGCTGGTTGCGTAGCCTGAGGTGCCGTTCTCCACAAAGCGGAGCTTAGCGGCATTTGACATCTTCGAGTAGGTCACATTGACCGCTTCGTGGAAGATCTGGGTCACGTTCAGTTCGTTCACGCGCTCGAACGCAATCGCGGTCGGAGCGGTGACAGATGCGGCCTCGGTTATGGCGGGCTGAGCGGCTGTCTCGTGGGCATAGCGTCCGGACATTGCAAACTCGTCATTCGAGGTCAGCATCCGGCTGTTCATCCGGGACATGAAAGGATAGTTGATTGCGTCGGCAGTGAAGATCGTCGGCGCGGTTATGTTGGGCACATTCCAGTTAGTGGTGTACCCGGTGCTTGTATCATTGGCCATTGGTTGCTCCTAATTCCTGTATTTCGGCCTGCAACTTCAAGGCTTCCTGGAAGCGTTTCTGCCCCATGAGCCCGGCATAGGCCGCCTGCATTTCGGCAAGTTTACCGGCTGGAGGCTTGGCGTTTCCGCCTTGTGGCGCCCCCACGTTCCCGTACTTGCCTTTCATTTCAGATTCATGGAAAGCCTTGGCATAAGCCTTCATGCTTGATGCAAATGCCTTCACGGTATCTGTCGTTTTCAGATCGTCCTCGTCGATGAACCTCTCGACATAATCAACAGGGATTCCCTCGGTCGCCGCTACCTTGAGCGCCACGGCCTTCAGCTTCTCCCGTTTGGCCTCTGCCTTTTCCGCTTCGCGCTCTGCCTTGATCTGGGCCAACTCCAGCTTGATCGGGTCAGTCTCAGGCCCTGTCAGCTCCTTGATCTTTGCATCCAGCAGCTTGGGGAACTTGTCGGCCATGAATCTTTCATCATGGGCGGCCACTCGGACTGATATCTCCGAATCCAGCGCGGCCTTGAAATCCTTGTTACCGGCTATGAATGCGGCGGCCTTGTCCTTGGAGTCTATCCCCGCTACCGGATTGGCAGCAGTAATTGCATCCTGGATAACCTTTTCCGCCTCGGCACGCTCCGCTTCCGGAAGCTTTGCAATAATGTCCTTCAGGTTCATAATCTGTCCCTCCCGCCGACGTCGTACCCCGGCACGATCAATAGTCTAAAACTTAACACACGTTAAGTATTTTTGCAAGTGTCACAATTTGACCTTTGGCCAGCCTTTTTCTGGCGTCCATCCGCGTGGGGTTGCCCATTGCGCAAAGGTCTGGTAAGGCACGATACCTTCATCTCTTATCCGGCGTACGCTTGGCTCTATGCCTTCGAGTACGTCGTAAACGGCACACCGGCAGTTGATGTCATCCGCTGCAACTCCAAACTCTCGCGGTTGAGGCGCGCTCACCCCGTCGATCCAGAATAGCCCGTTCTCATCAGCGTACTCGCCATCCAGCCTGGCATGGCTTAACCTAGTCCGGCTGTCAAGTGTGGCGCTCCATCGCTTGAGAACATCAAGCCCGGCCTCCACCGCCTGCCCATGGCTAGCCTCGGCCCCCTCTGACCAGCACCGGCCTGCCTCGGTTCGTACCACGCGCATGGCCTGCCAGAGTCCCTTGTCAAACTCGGCCTTGATCGACCTGGCCACTTTGGTATAGCTCTGGCCCATGGTTATGCCCCGAACGATAGCGGCTTGCGTTTTGTATATCCCGTCCGTTGTGTTTTTCTTCCAGGTCGAGACAATATCAAGCCCGGATACGTCCGAGTAGACGGCGGATCGGATAGCGGCTATGGGAAGCGACGGGAAGCCGAGGCTTACCCCGGTCGCCTGCGAGTAGGCCCATTCATTCCGGTAGTACCCATCCTGGACGGATTGCGCGCTTGCATCCTCGGTCAGATTGACCCCGGCCTTTTCCAGCTTTTTCATTTCGGTAGTCAGATTGTCCAGCCGGTTGTAAAGCTGGTTGTAGTGGATTGCATCTTCCTTGCGGATATAGACGCCGTTCACCGGATCATCAAGCCCGACCTTGGCATACAGACTGGCAATCTGGGCAAGCGTGGCTTGGTAGCTGGCTTTGTAATTGGCCAGTAAAACCCGGTCAATTATCTTTTGCCTGGCCTCCCATGCTAGAAATTGGGATTCCTGTAGCTTGGCAAGGTCGGCAAAATCAGGCATCCGGCTCTGTCCCAGGCTCATCTGCCGGCGTGTCCATATCTGGTATGGCCTGGCTGCGCTCCATCTCCTGCGCTACCTCCTCGATATCAGGCACAAGGCTTGTCGGCAACAGTTTAAGCGCCGTCCTGATCGGCAGGCTGGCCCCGGCTACCTTGCCGAACATATCAACGGCGGATTGAAGGTCAAAGGGCAGATTCCGCGTGAACCGGATTGACACCTGTGGCCTGTCCTGCATATTGGCTTTCAGGTTGCCGGTCACATTCTGGATCAACCGAATACGCCACTGAAGGAACCGGGAAAAGTAGGCTTCATAGGTTGCGCTGGCGTACTCGAACGGCAAGAGCTTGTAAGCAAGTGAGATGCCGCTTATCTGGCCGGTCGTGGCTATGTCTTTGTTGTCAAACAGCATCATCATGTCGTACGAAAGGCGCTCAAATAGTTCATCGGCGTTCTTAACAAACGCTATTGGTATGTCTTTAACTAGGAACGAGACCGCCTTTGTGACGTCATCATCAAGTCCTTCAAACGTTCTGGTTATTCGTAACTTGTCCACCTCTGACAATCCAGTTTCATCAAGCTCGGTATCCAGTCTGTTTTTCATCAACAGGTACGAATTGCTGAACCGTTGCGCCTCGTTCGCGTAATCCTCTGAAACTATCCTGTCCCTGAAGTCAATGATTGACAGCACGTGGTCAAACAGGTTTTCACCATGACGGCTAATCTTTCCAATTGCCCATGGAACCTCGCCGTAGGCGTGGGATTCCCGGCCAGTCTCAACCAGCTTTTCAAGGCTTTCACCTTCATAGTGGACTATCTCGGATTGGTCATAGGTCGTTACTTTTTTTATATCCTTATCGCCATCGTTGACCGTGTAGTACCGGATCATGCCTTTCAGTTTCGGCGGTAGTGAATCGTCCCAAAGCGGTATGCACTGTTCAGGCGGGACCTCGACAAACCGGGCTTGCCCATCCTGCGTATAGTGGTACTCATATGTCAAGCCGTGGGCGCACGCGGTTTCAAACTCTTCATGCGTGGTCAACCCTTCATCGTTTGCGTCAAATATCGGTTGTAGTACGCCCGTGAAATAATCAGCTTTGCCGTTTATCGCCTGCTTGACTTTGGCAATCGCACCCTTGATACCGGCTTTCGGTGCGGCATCCGGCGTGGAATAGCTTATGCTGTTTTCCCCGGCCATGTAGCCGGATACGATGGTAACTGCCTTGCGGACAATAGGAATTGATATCCGGTTGTCTGGTTCCTCGTGGGCAGACCGTCCCAGAATGGCTACGTTCTTCCCCTCCATGTATTTCCGCTGGTTGAATATCTTGGACACCCGCCCGGCATCCGCGTCTATGATCTTCTTGATCGTGGCTGTATCCATGATACCCCCTGAGCTGGATTATATAGCTTTTATTAACTGGTTGCAACTATAGGCCAAGAGCGCCCGCCGATGTGCCCGCTCGGATCGGAGCCCTGCCGATCTGGAATTGATACCCGCATGAAAGATTGTCTACCTGATCGTCATGCTCCTTGCCTAGCCCGTCAAAACGCAATAACTCATCAATCCAGTCATCATTCCACGCGGCGCGTTTGACGTGGACGTGTCCCGGCGCTTCAAATATTGGCTCAAGCGGTACTGCCCTGGTTGCCTTGTCGCCTTTGCCCATTATGACTTTATTCCAGTTTATTTCTGGCATGGCTTTTTTCAAATACGGGTATGCATCCTTTGCGTCAAGGCTGGACTCTACGCATTGCCTTACCGTGGTTCCATCCATCCGGGCGATGGTCTTTATCTTTGCGTCACGCTCTGGGGCATCGTCTCTGGTCCGTACCACGTCGGCTATCCACAGATGGGGTACTGGATCACCTGGCCTGCGCTCGAATGCCAGTTTCGTTCCGGACGTCCAGTCTGGATCATCGCCTCCGCGCTGCTGTGCCGTGTGTGCAAGATCCCATGCCCTAATCCAGTACAAGCGCCTGTCGGATGGAACCTCATCATACCATTCGATATTCTCGATGCTAAACCGTCCACCTGTACGGATCATAGGGTTACAGTCGAGGATTGACGAACTGGAATATTTGCCAAGTGTGGCGTATTGCCTTAAATACCACTGCTTGCCGAACCGCTCCTCAAAAAGATACTCGCCGGGATATTGCCCATCTCCGGTATAGTCTGCGGCTTTGGCTGGGAACTGCATCATTTCAAACTGCGGAAAGTCTGGATCTTCTTTCATGGCTTTTTTTATGCGCCCGGTTATATCGTCCCAGTGCCACCATGTAGCAAGGACTATGACTATTCCAACAGGGGCGACACGGGTCATGAAGTCGTTGGTGAATGCATCCCATGCGTTATTGCGCTGTACAAGGCTTTCAGCCTCGGCCCTGCCTGACAGGTAATCGTCAAGTACGCCTAGAGCGTATCCGGATCCTGTCATGTGACCGCCTAGCCCTGTTGCCATAAGCCCGCCCCCGCAATCGGTAAGGTAGTGGTCTTTCCGGTTTGTATCTGTTGACAGTCTCAAGTTAGGGTAGATTGCCTTATATTTATCGGTGTCAATGACCCCCCTGGCAAAAGCTGAAAACTCGACGGCCTTGTCCGCTGCGTATGAAACTTGCATGACCTCTGCGCTTGGAAACTCTCCAATAAAATGAGGCCCTAAGTATCTGGATACTATGTCTGATTTGCCTGATCGGTGGTGAACGTTGATTAAAAGATATGTTGTTTTCCCATCACGGTAATCATCAAACGCTTTATCAATCCTTGAGCATATCCGGCGGGTATGGAAACCATGGATAAACGGCGATGATCCGCGCCAGCACGCGCCCATGAATGCCTCGTGCGACATTTGGGCATCAAGGGTTACAAGTTCTATTTCTTCAGCTTCGGTCAGCATTGTTTATCTTGGCGGCAAGTTCGGCTATGCGTACTTTGCGCTCTGCTGCTGTCATCAATAGCGGCTCCCCGCCTGCCCCGGTAATCTCCTGTCTGTCGTGCCAGTGGTGGTTTTTTAGCCAGAAAATAGACCCCGTGCATTTATCCCTTGTGCTTAACCTGGCTTCATGCTCGGCCTCGATCTTTAGCCGCGCCCTTTTTATAAGGTCGGAAAAATCATCATCTTTTGTTTCAAGGTCGTATATCGCGCCCCTGGTATTATATCCAAGATGGTATGCAAGCCCCGCCATGGTTGCCGGGTTCTCCCTGACTATCGGGTTGCCGTTCTTGTCTACCGCTACCTGTTCTATCCCGTCGCTATTGGTGAAGGTAAGCGGAGACGGTACGCACTCATCGAAATAGTTTTGTATCGCTTCGTCAAGCTCTGCGGCGGTTTTGTACTTTGACGGTCTGCCTGCTGGCATAATCTCTCCTAAGCCCCCGGAAGGAATCGAACCCTCGCCTGATGATTACAAATCGCCTGCTCTGCCTTCTGAGCTACAGGGGCAAATAGTCGGGGCAGATGGAGTCGAACCACCCATTGACGGTATCAAAAACCGTTGACTAGCCGCTTGCCTACACCCCGTAACGTTGCCCCGTGTATCGCGTCGGGGCGGCCGGGAAGTCTTTCCTGTCTGCCATCGGTTTTCAGTAAGTATGCCCACCGAAAAACGGACTACCGCGCCTTTTTCGCCGCGCTCCTTAGCTACTCCTGTTTGGCTCTGAATCGCCCCGGTTATACCAAACCAGAAAAGGCCCTTATCGACCGCACCTTAATAGGCCGTCCCAGCCGGGCACCAGCTCTTGGAAGCGGCGCGAATTGCACGCGCAAGCTGGGCAGCTTCGACTAGTGCGCTTCCATCGTCACTTTGTCGGTCCAGGCTGTGACCGCCTGTGGTATCCCACCGCTTCGGGCGCACCGTTGGCCATAAACTCAACTGTACCGCATGTATGGGCAGTTGTCAAGGTTTCAATCTATACCCGGCTGAATATACACCTACTGCCATTCGGTGTATCTGTTCCTCAGTTAGGCCGAGTAGTAGTTCTTCATCCACAACGTGCATCACTTCATGCAGCAGGGTTTCATCTTGCTGCTCCTGGCTGACATCGCTGTTAGTCCTTATCAAGGCATATGATTGGTCGCTCTTTCATTCCTCCACCTCCCCGGCAAGGATAGCGGCGCGTAGTATTTGAGTTTCGGCATGCGTCAAAAATGGTCTGCATTTTTCCACCGCCCGATCAGCCGCATCCCGGAGCCGTGCGTTCTCGGCTTCAGCGGATTTCACAATCTGCTTCCGTATTGTTTCAGGAATGACGACAGCATCTTTTTACATAAGCCGTGTTTTAATGTAGGCATCGTCGGGCACAATCATGACAAAAAACTCTTTCATCCTTTGCTCCTTCCCCAGCGCGAGACGGGCTTTGCGTATTACGTTAAGCGTTGTTGATTTGCATCCAACCTGTGTTGCCGCTGGAAATGCTTCCATGCCTATATCATCATCGTATAATGCAACCAATGGTTCTAGCGCCTCCCTAAGCCGTTCGTTCTCGGCTTGGAGTAGCTTGATCCACGATTCAGGATCTTCCACCCCTTCTAGCGCATTGACACAAGCCACAATGCGACGGGCGTTGGCTACTCCAATTATTTGACCTATTTCTGGCTGCCCGTCTTGAGCAACTATTGTCCGCTGATTAGGCCAAGCCTCTTCTACCAGTTTCCATGGCCCCTTTGTATATTCACTCATTTCCCTGTCCTTTCTATGGTCTTGCGGATAAACTCAACGCCTTTTTGGTACACAAGCGTTTTCAGGCTTATCTGCGGCTCGCCATAGCGGTCATTGTAGGTCTGCTCAATAACCCTGAAGTACCCGGCGTCCTGATATTGGCGGTACGGCACATTCCGGTCATCAAGTATGCTTTGATCACGGAGAAACTGGAATATCTTATTGCGCCCCCATCCGTGAAGGTTCAGGGCAGCGGCGACATCGCGCATTTGTAGCGCGGTCTTTGAATCTGCCACCTGATCGAAAAAAGCGGCCTTTGGCTCAAGCTCGGCTATACGCTTGTTGCCTTTCTGGATCAGTTCATTCGCGGCTTGAAGAGCGCGGGCAAAGACAAGTTCAGGGGTATTCCATGCTTGCTCGACCTGAATAAAGTATGCCCTGACTTCCTGACCTTTTGCCGTGCGCTCCATCATGGCTACATGCTTGGCGGTGTCGATTGTCAGATAGTATTCAACCGATGGACGGCCTCCGGTACTTTCTAACATTCTTGTTAAAAAGTCCTGGCCCTATTCAAAGTCGCTTATCCGGTCGGCTATCCAGTTTCCAAACTGGCGCTTGCTTTCCAGCTTGTCCCACAGCTCACGGGCACTGACCATTGGCTGGCCTTCGTACTCTTCGACCTTGATTAAGTCGTTCATAGATCACTCCTTTCAAGTCTTTCAAGGTTGCGCTTCTTGGCAACGGTCGCAAACTCGCTAAGCCGTTCGATCAGCTCAAGGACTTTGCTATAGGGCGGCTCGGGTAAATGGTTGTTACCAGAATCGGCACCGATGTTGACTTGTACTGGATCACAGCGCTTTATGAGCTCCACCAGGGGTTCAAGGTCGAAGTCCATAATCGGCTCGATAGTGACGTATTTTAGCGAATTACCAATAACTCCCATCCAATACGCCCTATCTTCTGGCCGCGGAGAACTTGCCATTATTTCAGGATACCAGCGGTTTGATTCTATCGTTGTGCATGTTACATAATCAAAATCACAATAAGATAAATCATCGTTCATGAACTCAGGATTTTTACTCTGGAATAAATACTTGTTGCGTCCATAAAACTCGCAATGTTTCAGCGTTGCCTTTAACCAATATCTCGGAATTCCCTTGGCGAATATGTCACAACTCGAACCAACAAAGATAAAATTATCCTTGCCAAGATCGGTTTTCAGTTCCTTCTCATCAAACCGAGCCGCCTTGAGTTTGCCCCAACGTTTCATATAGCAATAGCTGCAATCGTGGGGGCACGTGCCCTTAATGGTGTTCCATGTATGAGTTACAAAATCATACATATTGCCTTTGGCTATGTTTAGACCCATATTAATCTCCAATAAAAAAAGGTCTATGAGAATCCCCCGGCATGGGTTAACCTGCTAGTGGGCAGGCTGGATTCTCATAAACCTCTTGTAAGTTACGCCCCCACTAGGGCCGCTGTCAAGTCGGGATGCCGCCCGCCTGACAAGTAAAATATACCACGGCTTTGATCGGCTGTCAATCATATTCTCATGTTTCCGCGTAACTGCTTGACCCGTGCGTCCAGTTCATCCCTGGCTTGCCGTTCCTCTTGGTCTGCGGTGTACCGTTCCTTGAGTCGCTTGGACTTGTTGAACCATACCCCTTGCGGCTTACCCTTGCCGTAGTTCCCGTTGGCGAACTTCTGCAAATAGCTCTCGTACCATTCCGGCACATGGCCCAAAGTCACGCTTGCCCGGTACATAAGCGTCCAGCATCGTTGAAAACCGCAGTTAGGGCAGCGATCATGTATGTCTAGGTCTATCTGCTGGTCATCGGTTGGCGCCGGATGGTACTTGTAATCCTCACCGCAGCAGTCGCACTGGATCGGCATTGAAGCGATATAAACTGGCTGCGTGAAGGATACCCCTGCCTTGCGGCAGGCGTCCTTGATATCCTTGACGCCGATTTTCATTGACGCCTTGGCTTCGTCCAGGATCGTATCGAATACCAGTTGCCGGTCTTTCTCTGGGATGCTCTGCGCTACCCTGTCCATCTCGGTTATCATGGCCGATGATGGTTTTGGGAAACATTCGATCAGCTTGTCCACCAGGTCAATGCTCATCGGCCAGCCTCCTTGTTCCTGGCCCGGATTGCTGCCAGCTCCTCCTTGGCCTTCCTGACCTCGCGCTCTGTCCGATCCTCTTCGGGTTCATGCTTGATGATCTTGCAGCGGTCAAAAGGCTTGGCATCGTCGCCGTAACTATCCGGGCCTGACTTCATAAAGCCTGGGAAGCCTGCAAACTTTGGGAAGGCTTCATGCTCGGAAGATCCTAGAATCTGGCAATAGTTGTCAATCGCCTTGATTACCTCATCGGCGGTGTACGTGCCAAGAGTGCGTAATGCTGGCCCGGTCTGATCGGGCGGCATGGATATGATCAGGTGCCGGAACTTTGGCAAGGCAGGCTGGCTGTTCCAGTGTTCGCGGATGCGGTCAAGGTCTTTGCCTGCGGTTGTCTTTGGTTGATTTGATGGCTCTGGTGAAAAAGGGAAGGACTCTTCTTTTTCTTTACTATCCTCTTCTTTACTTTCCTTTCCTTTTCTTTGTGGCATAAACTCGCCAGACAATCCATTACTTACAGTTTTATCCTCGCCAGTAAACGCAATTTCCTCCCCTGTAAACCATTTTGCTATGTTTAAATCCAGTTCTTTATCTATTGTCTTGATCAGCCTTGCAGAGTCAGTAACAATTTTTACCCATCGTTTTTGAATACCAGAAGATGTTAAAATATCCAGCTTTTCATACACGCCTTTATGGAAAAGTGATTTTGATATTGCAAAACTAATTATTTCATCAAGGCTTTTTTCGTCTATATGATTAGATGCAGCAAACAAAAGTTTCGTATCTTCATCCCATTTTAAGGCGTACCCTTCATGGTAAATCATCTTGAATAATTCAACCATACAGCCTATCCCGACAAGGCCAAACCGGGCTTTTACAAGCTGCATTTTAACGTCCCATTCTGTATCTAATGGGAAATAATCTAAGCCCTGTTTAGGTGATCTGCCCATACTAGTCTACCAATATAGGCCGCACTGTTTTTGATCTAAGTAGCTTTTTAGGGATCTGTGCTTTTTCAAGCAAAGCGTATAACGTAGGCTTGCTTATTCCGTAATGCTCGCAAACTTGGGCCACGCTCATTGTGTTATAAAACCTAGATAGCTCTTTCCTAGATACTACAACATTAGTCATACTCTTCACCTCTATCGGTATATTAATCTTACTTTGGCATTATGTCAAGCGTCCTGCGTTGCGTCTGTGTCGTGTCGGAACCAGTTCAAATTATTCTTTCCCCATCGTCAAGCACTGACTTTGCCATTCGAATTATTTCCCTGCCCACTATTAGCGCTTGATGGGCAGGAAGCCGTATTGTACCACTATCATTAATTGAGCCGCCCGGCACTAGAACACTGACAGCTATTTCACAATCATGATCTTCGTCCACAGAAACAGAACACGCATGAAAATACATAGAAGCCTCCAAAAACAAAAAGGCCTTGTATCCTGCCGCTGGCGGCGTTAATGGAGTGTCAGCTCCAAAACAGGATACAAAGCCTCTGAAAATATAAGCCCTGACAGGCTCGCTTATCAACACGCCGCCAGTTGCGTTGACAGGCTCATTCTACACCTATCGCCGGGTTGCGTCAAGGCTAGCAAGGGTATCCTTCGTGCAGTTCACCGTCGCTATCATAAGCATAAAAATGGCTATCGAATGCTTCACAGGCTTCATTGCCACATTTGTATATTTCCCCGCGCTTGTCTATTCCAGACATCCCGCTCCCGGTATATTTTCCAAAATAATCATGATCTAAAAGCTCTTGTTCGCAATATGGGCATACTGGCATAGCTATTCCTTTCCCCGGTAATCTGGACACGCCGGGCATGTCTTTGTTTCCTCAAGCGATGCGGCAAGCACTTTACCAGCCGCGCCTAGTGCGGATAAAAGCTGTTCTGTTTCCCGGAAACACGCGGTAAAGTCGGCGCAGGTCCCGCAGGTGCGCGGGAATTGGATTAGGGTATCCATGGTTAAAAAGTCGGATATTGATCGTCAAACTCTGGCTGTTGCGCTGGCTTTGACTGATGGCTTGCCGGGGTAGTGCCGTAGCCTAGATCGCCGCGTGGCTTGTCTGTGGGCTTGTCCTGGCTCTTGCCGCCTAGAAGCTGGATCTCATTGGCGTTGACTTTGACTCGAGATTGCTTGACACCATCCTTTTCCCAATGATCTTCGAAGGCTTCACCGGATACGGCTACCTGGGTTCCCTTGATCATAAACTGGGCCAGGCTTTCGGCACGCTTGCCCCAGAGCGAGCAATTCCAGAATGACGGTTCCTTTACCCACTCATTGCCTTTTTTGGCCCGCCGGTCTGTAGCTACGGTAAAGCCAAGAATCGGATCTCCTGACTGCGTGTAGCGCAACTCTGAATCTTTCGTGAGCCTGCCTACGATAACTATTGATACCATTTCAAGTCCCTTCTTTATCGGTTAGACGATTGTCTACAACTAATCCTGTTCGCCGATTACGATACCGATCAGGCCGATTATTATAGCCATAGCCAGTAGTGCGCCGGTCAAAAGTGTCCTCCCTTCCTGATCCAGTCACGGAATGCCAGATACGCTGGCCCGAAGGCCAGTGTTGCCAGCACGACAACCACGGCATCGAGAACAGCGCCAGCAATGACATATTCAAGAGCGTACATCTTTGGCCTCCGCTTCGATCATGGCATCGGCTTGCTCGAAGGCCCAACTGGCAAGAGTTTTTGCAACTACATCAGGGAAGTAAGAGCAGAGTCCAGTTAGCGCCTGTCCAGCGTACCACTGGCGAAGGGTCATATCTTTTGCATGTTTTTCTATTGGACCCGGCGCTATCATGTAATTTTTACGAATACTTTGACAATCAGGGCAAAAATTTGCTGAGTCGGCAATTGGCACACCACAATGTATGCATTTCATAACCACACCGTCCGCTCCTTGAGTTCCTCCACCGTACACCGCAAGTCGATCAGGTTGCCGTCATCATCGACAAGGCGGAACACATTCAATACAAAGCCACAATTCTGAATAATAAACATACTGCCACTTGCACCTTTGTATTGCCCTATCATTAGCCGACCAGTACCTTCTGAAAACGCCACCCATTCTCCCGTCTCGGGTTGCCATTTGATGTAGGGTTTGGCATATCGGTATGCATGGCCATTGGCTCGGTATAAATAATCAATATATCCATCAAGTGGGTATGGCCCAACCCATGCATTGTCATCATCACCACGATAAAGAGCCAGTACTCCTAATGCCGCCCAGTTTGGGCAACCTTTCGGGCGCTGGATTGTCAACTTTGATTTGTCCATTGTTTTCTTCCTTCCGTATTGCAACAGTTTATCGCAAGCTGCTTTCCAGACTTTTAGGTCATCTGGAGTTGGCCAGCAGTTCCAGGATTCTTGTATCATTTGCCGTGCTCCTCTTCCCACCTGAGCATGGCCATGTGCCGCTTGTCCTCTATGCGCTTGTCGTACTTTTTCGACCGGGCAATGGTTCCGAGCGGATCATCCACATACAGAGGATGGCCTATGTCGATTTCCTCGACCTCATTAAAGGCCTCTTCCTTTTCCATGCACTCGCCGCAAAGCCTGTGTCCAGGGATTCCGGTCATGCAGTCCTGACAGTAATACAGGTGGCATTCGGGGCACTGGAAAGCATCGCAATCGTCTACGACCTCCCCGCAATCAGCACAAGTGCGCTTTTGCATTTCCTGTCTGGCTTCGGCTTCTGACCGGCGGTAGGTGTCAACGTCGTTCATTGATCTGCTCCCGTTCCTCGCTTTCCTTGACGGCCTGCATGACTACCATCCGGCACCAGGTACCGGTAGCCATCCGTCCAGCCTCGCGCTCTTTGGCAGCTACGACACGGGCTTTTTCTTCATCGGTCAGTGTAATCTGGATCAGCATACTTTCACTTCCTTTCCTATCAGCTTGTTTTCGGCAAATACGCCTTGCCTTGTAATCTCGCAGGGTATCCCTAGCTGGTCTACCCGGTGCAAGATATCGCGCTCTGTCCAGTCCGGTTCCGATTCGTGGTTCCAGACTGGATCGGTGATGGTAAAAAAGCGGGTGCGCTTAAAGCCTTGCATGTTAGTTTCGAACCTGGTAAAGATAGGCAAAATCCCCAGCCAAGGCGTCCATCGAATTGTTCCACGCCTCAACAGTGGTATATTCAGGTTTGCCCCACTTATTAACATGGTCCACCACGTAGATTTTTTCAGCGTCGATTGGATACCCGCAAACGTCAGTTTCTGCTGTAATCTCTGAGCCCTTAAACTGCTGCATATCGTCCTCCTGTATCTGATCTAATACCAGTATACACCATCTATATATTCTGTCAATAGTTTTATAGATTATTTTATGCTTTTTTATATGGTCTGTGTAGTGGTTTTGGGGTAAACTACTTAAAATCAGCTTGAACCAGCGCGACAATCTCCGCGCACTTGTCCGGCTTGAATCCGCAGTTCATCGCTGAATTACAGGCTCCCCGATGGGTGCAAGCCTTATTGTGCGGGCTGTCGATCACGGCGCGGCCAAAGCGCTTCAGGTTCATTTTGCTTTGGCATATTTTATGGGCTACCTCGAAGCTATTGATATCCACCGGCAGCCCGCAGGCTTGGCATATTCCACCGTCCCGGCTGTAGATGGCAAGACGCTCTTCGTGCAAGGCTAGTTTCTGGCGGTCGGTCATTTGTTTTTTACTGTCAGTATTAATGATTCGTCCGTCCCTTGCCTGGCCCATCCACCTTGGCAGTTGTAAAAACTGCCAGACATCACTTTGGCGTCAAGACTGTATTTGTCAAACGCACCAATAGCCTGCTTTTCAAAGTCGCTTTCAGGCGTAAGCACAAGCTGAGTATTCCCGTCCATAATCAATACTGCTGTTTTCATCTTCATTCCTCCTGTAGTTTCTGGCGGGCGGTCATCTTAACTGTTTTGGGTCTTTCTTTCCCGCCTTGGTAAAAACATCATGCCTGAACCGGTCGCAAAGTGCAGACAAAGCATCTTCATCAACTTCAGATAGCGACCATTTAAGCGATTCAGCAAACCCGTCTTGCCGTGGCTTTGGATCGGATTGCCCTATCACATAATTGGGCACTGTGAACGGTTGCAGTTTAATCTTCATTTCCATCTTCATTCCTCCCGTAAAACTATCCCCATCTCCCCGGCCAGGATGTGAGCTTCCTCAATACACCATGAGCATTGCAGGCTGTCCATGTCGGCCTCACTGATTGGCATGGCCAGCCCATCGGCCAAAGAATAAACGATTGATCCATCAGGGCGCTGCTTGAGTGGCAAGCCCCGGCTTATCGCCTTGCGCTTGACGTACAACTTGACATCGGCAAAGTCGTTTCCGGTTTCGTTGGCTATTTGCTGACATGCGCCGTTGAAATGATGGTTCTGGCTGTATTCTCCGGTTGACCGTAGCTTCCGGTATTTCTTGATCTCGACCGTGTACAGCCCGTCGCCTATTTCCTTGATAAACCGTGCGTACTCTTGGCGATAAATAGGCGGCACCTCGAAAGACACCGCGCAAGCTGTGCCTGTTTTTATCCGGGATACCGCTTTGAGTTTCACTGCATGTTCCTCAGCTTTTCGGTCAGTTCGTCAAGCTCGGCCATGAACCGCTTTATACCTTCAGTCACCAGATCAACCGGTAACTCTGCCCGGGTGAATCGCTTGCACCAGTAGCAGAGATTGTCTGGCAAGGCAGGATCGAACGATACAAAGTCCCACCAATCGGCCTGATAATTGATCAGGTTCCCGGTCATCTGGTAGATGTACGGCGTGTCAATCTTGCCGGTCATCATGGTTTTTATGTGCTTCTTGGTCTTTGGGCACTTAACCTCAATCCCACCTCCGGGAAGGATCAGGCCATCAGGCGAGCTCCAGAATCCTGGTATTGGTCCGTCATCTTTGCCGGGATGCTCGGTCACAATCTGAAAGGTTCGGACCTCGTAAGTTCCACGCGCCAGGGCTTCATTCTCTGTCCCGTCCTCGATCCATGACGGCGCCCGGTGGAATTGCTCGTAAGGCTTGCCGGTCAAGCGCTCACAAGCCAACTCGTACAGGTAATCCTCCCGCGTGGTTGCCATTGCTGAACCTTTGCCCTCGGCCAGCATGTCAGATATCCGGGAGGCTGAGGGTTTGCCTAAGCGGGCGGCTCTCCATTCGTCGGTTCCCTGGATCATGGATCTATCCGTTTCGCCATAATTAACCCTATCGCTGCAAGTAGCGTTACATATATGGCTTCGTCAATCTGGCCTTTCAGCATTAACACAATGCCAGTCGCCATAAGAATCACAGACACCGCCATTTCGGTAATAAACCACACTATCTTTTTCATGGGCTTAACCTCTTGATCAGATCATTCTTGACGGCGATAAGCCTTGCTTGCCCTGCCTTGTCATTTTTCAGGGAATTAAAATGCTTCCTGTGGCAGACCATAAGTGCGTCAACCGTGGTCTGCTGGCTCATTTCCTCAAGCATGGGCCGGAGCTTGTCTTCAAGGTCGGTAACCTCTTCCGGTGTTTCGTCATCCTCACCGTATACGGTTATCCCGAAGCCGCCCTTAAAAGCGTATCGGTCGGCAAACGTAGCAGCTCCGGCTCTCTGTTTTGACGCACTGCTAAAATTATTGGCAGGTTCTATGTCGGCATCAAAATACGTGTCTTCCTCATGTCCGTACCCTGAGATAACACAATGCGACCTGACTTCACCTTCTTTTATTGTTTCATGATTGAATCGCCATGAAAAGCCGTGGTCATTGATTGTCTTGCCGTTGGCTTTAATCAGATCTTCAATAGCGGCATAATAATACAGAATCTTGCCCGACCTGTCTTTGACTGGCCTGGTTTTCTCTACAGGCACCAAATCTTTCTGCATAAGTGCAAAGTTTTCGTTAAAATGTTGCTTTGCAAGCCTAGCCTCAGTCCTTTCCTTGAGTGCAGTATACCGGTCAAGAACGTCAATATTCCCTGCGGTAAATATCAGTTCCATGAGCCGTTCTTCCTGAGTGATACCGGTGGCTGGCTCAAAATGCTTTTTAGCCACTGCGGTTAATTCGGGCGCGGCCTTTGCCGGTTCGGTTTCAGTTTCAGGATCAAATAAATCTGACATTGATTCCCCCTTAATCATCTTCATCATCCGGGTCTGGCCATGGCAATGTATCTGCATAATCAGCCATGTTTGACATCATATCTTCCGGGTTATCCGCATAGACGCACATAAAAGCGCCAATTATACAACGCATTTCTTCAAGCCCTTCCTTGATCTGCTCAAACGAATCATCAAGGCCGTTTTCTGCCACGGCTTCACGGTAGGCATTTACCGTTTTCCGGTACGCTTCACCCATGTTTCGCCTCAATCCATCAATACTTACTCTCACTGTTTCCTCCTTCGGATACCATCAATTCTAGCATATCTATATAGTTTGTCAAGGTTTTTTATTGATTTTTATTGTTCGTCAAAATTAAGTATCCCAGTTGTAGTGTGCTTTTCGCACTCGGTAAGATTCTCTACAGCCTGGTTATAGTAGGACTGTTTAAGCTCGATTCCCACAAACCTGCGGCCAAGCCGGATTGATTCGTACCCCTCCGACCCTATCCCTGCAAAAGGCGACAATACCAGGTCGCCAGGGTTTGTCCAAAGCTGCAATGCCCTATGAATTACCTGCAACTGCAATGGGCAAATATGGCGCTCATCCTTGTCATCCCTGGCGCTCCGGTGCTGCAATGTATCCGATGGGTTGATATCCATCCATACCGGGCTGGCGTACCGCTGCCAGATGTCGATTGACAATCGGCCTTGACTGGTAAAGGTGGACTGGTCGCCTTCGAAGTGGTCAAGCTCTCCGTGTACCGGCTCCGGGTTGGCTCCGGGTTTCCGCATAGTCACAAGGTAATCCGGCACTCCCTGGCGGCTCATGCACGAATCCTTGACAATCTGCTTGTGCAGTAGCCCGATAGCCTTTGTCCTTTGCATGGCGGTTACCGGATCTTTCCATATGCAGACCTCGGAATGGAATATGAACCCTTCGGACTGGAAAGCCCTGATCAAGTCTCCCCGGAAGTCGGATATACCGATATATCCATGATGGGTCTTTGTAGTGGGCAAATTCATACAGTGGAATGATACAAGCCTGCCTGGCTTCAATACCCTGTACAGTTCTTTGACAAGAAACTGGAAGTGTCTTGCGAATTCCTCCTCATCCTTTGCGTTGCCCATGTCACGGTCGGATGCGCTGTAAGTGTACAGGCTGGCAAATGGTGGAGAGAATACGGAAAAATGAATTGACTCATCGTCAAGCTCTTTCACGCGTTCCACGCAATCGCCAAGCATCATTCGCCAATTGTTGCCGTGCCGATCATCGGTATTGTAATCGTCCTTTGTACGTTCGATTCCGCGTATGTTTTCTGTGTTTATTTCATGCATGTTTTCAACCATCATTTCAGCCATGCGCATTGCATCATCCTCCTTGCGCTGGATATTCTTTACCACTGCTCCTTCAATGTCGCTTGTGATAACCCGGCACTTGACTGGATACTTCTGGCCAAACCGCCAGCATCGGCGCACGGCCTGGTAGAACGCTTCGTATGAATCAGACAATCCGACAAAAAATACATTGTGACAAGATTGCCAGTTCATCCCGAATCCGGCAATCTTTGGCTTCGTGACAAGCACCCTGATTTTACCTTCCGAGAATTCCAGCATAGACTTGACCTTGTGCGATTCGCTATCGGCACCTTTGACCTCAACGGCATCCGGTATCAGCTTTGTCAACTCTGCTGATTCGTCGTTCAGGTCGCACCATACAAGGCACTGATCCTTTGTAGCGTTGACAATATCGGCGCACGCTTGCACCCGGTCTGATATGGTAGCCCTTCGCGCTCCCTGCCTTTCCTGCAAGGTTTGGGCTTCCATGGCAAACAGCATCCCGTCTGCTGGATCCTCGCTATGAACAGTGACTTGTGACATTTCAAGCGGTGGCAGAATGAAGTTGTTATCATCATATCCAAGGTCGGACGGCTTGCGGATCATGACCGCCCATGAGCAAACCCATCGCCAGAACTCGGATTCCGCATGACCCTTGATTCTCCATTGTGAAGTGTCGCCACCATCATGGACAAAGAACATGGACAGCATTTCGGTCCGGGTCATTGATCCAAGGAACTCCGCATGGTTGCCAAGTTCCATGAAATCGTTGGGTGCCGGAGTTGCCGTACAAGCAAGCCGGTACTGAACATCGCCGAAACGCTCGATCAGGTCTGTCCGGTATTTTCCGGTGTAGCTTTTCAGTATTGACGATTCATCGAGTACTATCCCGGTGAACATGTCCGGGTCAAAATGCTCTATCCGCTCATAGTTGGTTATGGTCACTCGGCTTGATATCTCGCCGTCCGGGCTGTATCTGACTTCATCCTCGTGGAACTTCTGAGCCTCACGGATGGTCTGTGCCGATACCGCAAGCGGAGCCACGATCAATACGCGCCCTGGTATGTGATGCGCCCATTCAAGCTGCATCGGTGTCTTGCCCATTCCGCAATCGGCAAAAATGGCAGCACGTCCACGCTTCAATGCCCATTTGACTATATCCCGCTGAAAGTCAAAAAGCATCGGGTTAAGATCCGGTACTACTGCAAGCCCTGTTGGCCTGTCTATGATCTTTTTCTTTCTCAAGAACTCGTCATATTCCATGTTGCCCTTTCAATAAAAAAAGCCCCCAGCCGGTGAGAGACGGCAAAGGGCTTAAGCGTTCGCGAATCGCTCCCGGAGTCTCTCACCCCTCCGGCAACGATCTATTGACTAACGGTATCACGGGTTCGGCTGTCTGTCAATCATATTCCGTTTTTCCGCTTCCTCGATTACCCATCCGGCCCATGGTGCAGGATAGCCCAGGCTGGAACTGATCTGTTCAAGGCTCAGGCCTGATGCTCGTAATCCGAGTACAATCCCGACCTGTTGGACGCGCAAGCTGAACGCTTCGGCCATGGCTTGTTCCTTGGCTTCCTTCTTGTCTTTGCGCCCACGTGTATTGTCATAGTCAACCGTCGGCGGGCGCGGCGCTGTAAGGCGTAGGTGTATCGGCGCGTTGTGGTTGGCGCCTATCCATGGCGGGATAACTGGACTCATTTGACACCAGCCTCTTCAAACAGTTTTGACCACTTGTGAACCCACTCTTCAAGGTTCAATGCTTGTTTGCGGAATATCTGGAGTTCATAGGCTATGGCAACCTGATCCTCTTTGGACAGCTCCCCGGCCAGTCCTTTGGTTATCAGTTCATCGGTTTTACTCACTGACCTTTTCCTTTGTGCCTATCTTTGTATTCCTGTATTTCATTTTTAGGCTTTTCGCTTTCATTGCCAAATCTCTGACACCCGCCACCTGTGCGGTACTTGGCCTGATCTTCTTCGCTCAAGCTCCAAAAATCGTTGACAATATCAACCACATAACCGGGCACCCGCTGGTATGGATTCCCGCTTTTATTTAGCGGCCATGGCCCACCGCCACCAGGTAGTTCTATGACTATTCCCCTGTACTCGTAAATCCTCGGGCCGCAGATATAGCCGGTCATGGTAGCAACTCCGGGTTTTTTGTGGATGTTGCCGATGACCGATATGGCATGGTTGACCACAAAACACTTGACGTAATCATGAAACATTGATGATGTTTTTGCTGAACTATACACCACACAGGCACACCCATCGACTGTAGCGATTCTTGCAAGCCATTTATCTCCCTGCCCGTCGTTAAGCTCGACAATATCCCCTTCATAAATCTCCCGGCCATTCTTGTCACAAAGCCCTGTAAACTGTTCAACGGCGTATTGTTCGCATTCAAGCTCATGCAAAAACATATCCCGTACTGTATCGGGATGCATGTATTGCTTGCGGTCGTTTACATAAACCCGAAATTTTATTTCACGCATCTTTCCCCTCCGCTCTGTAAACCGTGCGCCCGTGTTCGTCAACCTCTGGTATTGGGCGTTCGTCAATCCAGTTGCTTGACGCTACATTCAGGCAACACATAACCACAAACACAATGCCGCCGCCGATGAATAGACCGGCAATAAATTGGATCATTTAAAAACCTCCTTGACATATCTCTCTGTCTTATCCGGCCACGGACGGGATTTTGCCCGCTCCGGCCCGCAGTTGTACGCGGCTACGGCATATTGCCAGTCACCGAACGTCTTGTAATTCGATGCCAGATACCTAGCCGCGACCTTGATCGACACCAACGGATTGAATGGGTCTATTATCTGCCCATTGTTGAACCGATTGGAAAAGTCGATCAGATACCGGCTGTTGAGCTGCGCTATTCCAAGATCCCATGTGCCGCTGTCGGCGTTATAATTTTCTGCGTACTCGTAATAGCCAGATTCATAATCAATAACACCGGCCAATATCCACGCTGGCACCCCGGCGGCTTTGGCTTCCATCTCTATCACGCCCCGGTACGGAAATGGCGCATCCCACATTGGGGACAGGTCGTACCCCGGGCCTGATGTGATGGCCGGTACCGCTATCTGGTATCCAGTCGCCGACCCCTTGATTGGGTAGGGGATGGATAGAATGGCGATGCAGACCATCAAGGCTTTCATGGCTCAACTCTTTGGCAAGTACGGGCTACAGTACATAAGGTCTTTGGCCGGTGGCTTCAGGAAATGCGACGGGGTCAGCGGGCCGGGAAAAAACCTTGCACAAGCCGGGCATAACCTGTGGCTTTTTACACCCTGGCACAATGACTCCAGATCGTAGCGCCTTACATCGGCGTGGTAGGCTCCGGGTTTCCATCCTGTTTGCATTGGTCACCTCTTGACCTTGGCCATGCGACGGCGGGCGGCTTCAAAAGCGGCAAAATCCCGGTCATGGTAACTTGCCGCTACCTGCTTTGACCATTTCTTTATTGTGCGCCTATACCAGCGGCCTACCATGTCGGCGTTGCGTTCCCTGAACGACTTGGATAGCCATGCCTTGATCCGATCTTTCCAGTTTGCCTTGAGTTGATCAGCGCCTTGCTTCCATAGGTTGCGGCGGCTGGCTTCCCGGTAGGCTATTGCCCGTGCGCGTTTTGCCTGCTTGTTGTTCATGCACACAGCCTCTTGTACTTTCTGCCACGCTGGCGCATGTATACGCCGTACCGCTGGCCGAAAGATCCTTTCGGTACGTCCGGGCCGAGGTAAATGTATGGGCCTTTGACACAATAGCCATTCCAACCACGGCGCATAGAAAACAGGCCGGTAAAAAAGTCTATAATCCGGTCAAAAAATGCGCGAAGCCGACCGGTCTGTATGACCTTCTTTGCGTGGCTTGGCTTGCCCTTATAGTAAGCCATTGCCTTCTTGGTCTGCCTGTAGTTCAGGTCAATCCGTGCGGTGTCCCTCTTTGCAAACTCATTCTTCATGTGATCCCCCTTGTGAAAATTTATTCCAGTTCTTTGCAATTCCCAAAATACATTGCGTTTAACATTTCTTGCGTTTTTCTGCCATACTTTCCTGATTCTATTTTTTTTCTTAAATATTCAGAAAACTTAGTTTTTCTTGATTCTATCCGCAAATTGATAATCACGTATGTAGTGTTTAATACTGGCTTAACCGCACGAATCAATTCCATTTCAATTTCATCTAGTTCTTCAATCGGGCACTCGAAAAAATATGCTTTGTCAAAATCCTTGGACCCTATATGGGCTGAAACCCTGACTTCTATAGACCTTGACTGCCCGATATAAACAACTTCATTGTTTTTAACCAAAAAATATATGCCAGCGTGAAGTTCGACCGGCATAAGTTTTTTACCGTACGTTTCCATTATTTCCCTGGCTCTTGTCATGGCAATTTCACCATTCCGGTCTTTATGGCCTCTGTGATAACAGGAGCCATAAGTTTAACGTCCGAATAGAGCCGCTCAAACTGTATCCGTTTATCCCGACCTTCCCGCCTTGTGATCCATTCTTCAAACGCAATATGCGCTATTTCGTGCCTGATTTTGGGGTTCGATATGTACCGGCTGGCCCGATCCCATTCAGCCTCGTTTATGTCGTACTGAATCCTCATTCTGGTTGCCTCCTATGGCGCTAAATAGTACAGTCCTGTAATAGTATAGCGCCATTTGAATAATCCTGCAACAGTTATTATTTTGGCTTGCTGTAGGGGATTTCGGCCTCGTGCAATAATCTTGCCTTTACATCCTCGACACCATGCGCAACAAACGCAACCCCGCCGCTCTTGTCTATGGCTGACAGGAAGTCAATCTGGGCCTGGCTGACCTTGCCGTAATCGGTCTTGCACTCGATGGCAAGGAAGCGACCGTCATTGAGTATCCCTATGATATCGCTCGACCCAACCTTCCCGTACTGGACCATCCGACCGTTGGCGCGGAAGGCCCCCGAGTTTGACCGCCATGCAAATATGCCGGAAACCCTGAGATATTCCAGTATATCGGCTACGATCTTTCCCTCGGGCGTGCTCATCGCATGGCCTCGATAGTCAACCTCTGGACCTGCTGGTTCCAATCTTCCACGGCTTCCTTGATTGTCGGCTTATTCATTCCCTGGAAACCGCACGTACAAGCCACCCGTACAAGGCTATAGGCTACCGATACAATCATCGGCAACCGCCTACAAGTGCAAGCGACAGGCAGCGGATTGGCTCCGGTCGTGTCTTTGATCTGATCCTGAATTCGGTCGCGGGCTTGCTCTGATCCTGGGTATTTTCTGTCCATAAATCCCCCTTAGACCTATAATCATATGGCAGGATTCTGTGTCTGTCAAACAGATTTTATATATTTTTATGGATTATAGCGGTTGTGTTAAGTTGTTTTGGCGATTGTACTATACAAGAATACCCCTCTGCGGGCATGATCCGCATGGTACCCGGCTCCCGGTCTGGGCTGGCATGAGGCTGTACAAGGGGTTTGGATTATTTGGTCAATGCGATGGCCCACCCTGTAGCGGCGGCTGCCACTGCGGCAATAGCGGCTGTTTTCCATCGGGTCCGCGAGCGTTGCGCGTCGGCTATGGCTTTATCTGACTTTTTGCGCTCGTCAAGGCGGGCTTGCTCGGATATCGTTAACTGCTTGTTCGATTCCGTCAAGGAGAATTGCAACCCGGCGGTTTCGATCCGTGACGCTTCCAGCAATTCTTGCAGCTTCTTCGAGTCTAATTCCGACTCGGCCAGCTCTTGCCTGAGCGTCATCCAGAGCTGATCGAAGATCGTCCATTTTCCGGTCGGCTTCACTTCTGGCAAGCTCAAGCTCGGCTGCAATGGCGGCAATGGCTGGATCGGCGCTTCTTCGGCCCGCGCTATACCCAAGGCCATAAAGAGCAAGAGCAAAAGCAAGAGTGCCGCCGATGATCCATAGGTATTTCTGCACATCATCCCCCCTTTGGCTTTGTCATGGAATCAGCCGCAATGTATATGCCTATTATCATTTGAAACAATCCAAGCACAATTCCAACCCATGCCGGAGCGTCAGCTCCACTTGTCATAAGCCAAAATATGATAATAGTAGTCATGATGATTGCCCATAGACATATCCACCAGCGGCGGGATTGCCATTTGTTATACATGGGTGAATATCCTTGACGATACGGCCTTGCCTTTGCGTACGGTGGTGCTGTCGCCATACGGGTCATACTCAACTGATCCATCCGAAGCGCACAACACAAAGTGGCTGTACAGTATGCCGGTGCCTTGAAGCTCATATCGCATTATCATGACCTCTTCGGGCTCGGGCTTGTATGTCACTGAATCGTGCCGCACTGCCCACTTGATCCCGGTCATCATGCCAATAATCAAATCGGGTTTGACCACAAAACAATCCGAGTCCATCCACCGGGCCAAAGTTGCGTCATTGTAGATCTGAACCGCGTCTATTCTTTTGCCGGTCATCCTTTCGGCAGCCCTGACTATCGAAAGGAAATAGCATCCATAACGCCCTATTGTGCCCATTACCCGTTGCCGTGGCTCAATCATAAAACCTCCATATAGCTCATATATTGCCTGTAAGGAAATCATCAAACTGAGCGAATGCAGTCAAAACCCCGCTATGGGCATCGGTGACATTCCCGTTGCACTTGCCGTCACGTATCGCTTCAAGCGTGGCCTTGTGTGCCGCAAGCGACGGCCTTTGCAGCTTGGCCAGCATTCCTATAGCCATGGTTTGCCTATGATCCGCTTCCACCAGCTTGTCTATCTTTTTTGACAGACCGATGATGTGTTTGGCAAGCCATACAAGGGCAAGCAAGGCCCCAGACCCGACTGCGGCGATGAACGCCTCCCATAAAGTAATCGCTGTTTCCATGGTTTCCCTTTCATCCAGACAGTTTTCAAAGCGTAGTTATGTTCAGGAATTATAACCACCGGCGGCTGTGTCCGCACATGCATTTGTGGTTCCAGAATCGGCGTAAGATTGAGTTGCCCCGGTGCCATACGGAATTGAATCTCCGGATGATTTGCATTGTTGCACTGATTTGCACTGGTAAAACCCATACTCATCTGTTGCCGATGATACATTTGAAGCTGTACTGCATACAGTTATTCGAGTACAATTGTCAAATGAATTTATAGTGGCAGTTGCGCCTGATGTTGTATTATCGGAACTGGAACATGACGACATGTTGGTGCAGAAAATATATGAATAAACCGAGGCATTTGATCCAGTTGTACTATTGTTGATACTTGTACAAGATGAAATATTTATGCAATTTCCGAACGAATATAGATAGCCATTAGTACCAGAGGTGCTATTGCCATCGCTTGTGCATGCAATAATATTTGTACAATATCGATATGAATATAGTACCGATGCTCCTGATGCCGAATTACCCATACTTACACAAGAGCTAACATTTGAACAATTATAAAATAAATACAAAATAGCTGATGTGCCTGTTACGGCAACGGTATTATTTGAAGCGGTACATTGTGTTGAAAATAATTCATAAAAACAAAAGAAACTAAGAGATCCAGATGTTGATTCAAAAGAATAATTATTTATATCTATTTTATTTGCCTTGCCAGTGGTTTGCCCGTCTATTATTTTTGCCAAACCAGTGGTAATTGTTATACTGCTTCCATCTCCATTTATTGCAAATGAATCTATCGCGGAATCCGTAGAAGTACTGAAATCAATTATTGTTACCGAGCTAGCATCTTTAGGTTTAAGTATTGTACTAGCACCTGCGCCAGTTAATACTATGTTTGACTTCATTGTAATGGTGTTGTCTATCTGATATGTACCGGCAGTAAGTTGTACAATACCTCCACCTAGTGAATTTGAATAATCAATTGCCGCCTGGATCTGCACATCATCATCGGTCCCGTCGCACTTGTAGTCATACGTCCCGTCGTACTCAACGCTGGCTACTGTTACTATATTGGATCGATTGACTCGCCGCTTGGGGCTTCCCCCGGATGCGAGGCGGGTGGCATAAAGAGTTGATTTAGCCCAGGATTCCTCAACCTCCCGCAGGAGCAGAGAAGTAGTACCAATGCCACCGTTAGTCTTTTCGCAGTCAACCGCGTAAATTTCCACTGTCGTGTCGATGTATTCATTTGAATCGGCCCTCCCTGCCTGGAACGTGTACCAGTCGCCGACCTCGTACCAATAGGCAAGGCCGGGTATCTGGACTGCGTACATATGCTTTTTCTTTCCAAGGAACTTATACCAGTAATCGGCTATTTTTGCTACCTGTTCAGCATCGACTATGAACTCGTTGCCGACTTCAAATACCTTTTCCCCGTTGCGCCTGATATCATCATCGCGCTTGAGCTGGTCATGGATCAATTCTCCGTTTTCGCCGGAGTACATCATGATACGCTTGCCGTCAATGGTGGCCGATGTTAGGTAGGCGTCAAAGCCGCGTTCGTTCTTTAGGGTTAGTATTGCCCGGTCCGGGTAGCTGGTGGTGTCAAGCGTGCGGGTTAGTGCATTGATTGCGGATTCAGATACCGGAATGGTTGCCCTTACTGACCGCTCCCTAAAAACCATATCGACAACTGCCAGTATTTTTGCAGTTTTAGGAGGCGGCTTGTATTTGCCTTTTGCCAGCTGTTCCTTGAACTCATCCTGGTTTAATCCGAGCGCAGTTGTTATATCAATCGTGGCTTCGGTATAGGCGTCTTTTATTCCGGTTATTGCGTCATTGACACCATGGAATAGCCAGTTTACTAAGCCCATCAGATGTCCTCCGCGTATTTCATCTCAATAATTTCGGAGCCTTGTACGGTAATCATTTCCCCGTCTGCTATCGGATGCTTCATGTTTCCGTCATCGTCACTGGTAAATATACCAGCACTTGACCCGCTCCACAACTGCTTGAGCGATGATTCTTTTACAATTATAACTCCATGCGCTTTTACTGCATTTGCCGACTGGACATCAAGCCGCGCGGTAATTCCGGCAAAGTTTTCAATGCTGCCCAGGCTCGGTCTGTCGTCGCTGTTATAGCGCACCTTGAATGACAGCACACCATCCGGGGTCATGCCGATGTAACTTGCGATTGAAGCATCCCCGATCTTCTTGATCGCTTCCCATACGGTCTTGCCCCGCTCGACAAGTGCGTATGGATGCTCGACCGCTACTGTGTCAGCGTCGATTGCCAGCGTGTCATACGTGGTAGTTTCGGCATCATCGGCATTGCATACTCCGCTGGCGCCGTAGTTTGCGTTGACCAAGAAGTAGTCAATAGGGTCTATGCCCCTGGTCAGCATCACTCCGTCTACGTAGAAGGTCGAGGTTGCCACCGCATAAAAGGTAATCCTTAGCTGAGTACATGATCCGGATTGTATTTCCCTTGCTACGGTAACGCGCGTAAACTGCCCGGTATCGGTTCCGCAGTCAACACTTGTTCCGGTCCCGATAAGCGTTCCGGTATTGTCAAGCTCTTCAATGGTCAGCCGGACAGCAGATGCAGTGCCCTGGTAGACGAACGCCGAGAAGTTGAACTGATCTCCGATGTCCAGCAGGTCAGTAGTTTCAAACTCAACTACCTGCGTCACCTTGTCGCCGATGGTATCGGCAATGCACTTCATGGAGTAGGTGCCGAACTGTGCGACAGTACTTGACCGCTCGAAAGTAGACATGCCGGTATTGAGCCAGGAGTTTCCTATTGTCGCATTCTCAAAGCTGGAATTGCCAGCGTAGTTGCGGATCTCCTTCAGTGACACCAGCCTGGTTATGGCGTGCAGCAGGCTGGTGGTTTCGTCTGATGGCTTTGAGAGATCGAAACTATCGAACCCATGTGCTGCCCGGAGTTTGGTTTCTCCAAGCTCTGATATCCCATCCTCAAGCTTGACCGATACGTCGCCATAAAACCTATTCGGGCTTGACCGCCTGAACGCTCCAGGGGTTGCGCGTCCGATGAATAGCGGTTCGCTGTGTGATGTCAGGGCTGGCCCGATTGGCCCGGACGGGAACAGGGTATCGGACGGGTAAAGAGTGTCAGACGGGTAAAGCGCCGATCCGCCTGATATCGTATCAAGCTGGCTTTCAATCTCGAACTCTACCCGGTTCTGAAGGTATTTCTGAGGCCCGTTGTACCTGCCGTTGAACGGGTCGAACGCGTCGTATTGATCGTCCGAGAAAGATCCGTTGACATTGTGCAATGATAGATTGGCCGTGTTCGCTCCGGCGCTTCCGGTTAGCGGATTCTCCACTGATTTTGACAGGTTGAAAGACTTGACCCCACGCATGTCACCTTCGGCAAAGACGCGCGGAATGCGGATGCGCTCGCGGCCAAGGGTCAAGCCATTGAAGTCAAAGACTATCTGCCGGTCGGCCTTGTATGTTTTAAACTCTCCGGTAGCCAACGCCTCGTCAAGCTCATGGATGATCCAGTATGAGGATTGCGCGGCCACTGCCGGGAAAAACGATATTGAATTAAGCGGTACAAATGATCCGGCGCTTGGCGTCTGTGTATCGTTGGCAATGTCATTCTGTCCGATCCGCACATGCAACCCGGCCAGCTTGCCCACGTTGTCAAACCATGCCCGGATGTAAAGCCAGTTATTGATATCTGTGGTGAAAGCTGGCGTTGACATGGTAGTAGTCAGGGCTTGAATCACATCTATGGTATCGGTCGTGGCATTGTAGATTATCGAAAATTGAGCTGCTGTACCGCAGGAAAACAACGTCTGGTTTGCGGCTACGGTATACGCAAACTGCGGCTTGAACCAGCCTTCAAGAATAAACCTTTGCGGCATGGTGTACAGGTAAGTGAGACTGGTACTTGTCCCGCACTGAAGCCTGAACGTCCCGCGCATGTTTTCATCAACAGTATTTTTTACATAACTGATTCCGCTTGCGGTCATGGCAGGGAATAATCGCCCCCGTGGGTTGAAGTAGAAATTGTGGCTATGGTTCCAGTTTGTGCGGAGGTCGTTCTTCCAGTCGGCATCTACATATTTCAGTGCCATGTTTCCCCCGGTCTATTTACTCCACGCCGCAAGTGCTATTCTTTTTACTTCGTCCGGCTGGTTTTCAATGTCAACATCTTTTTCAAGCACGTACCGATGATAAGTATAAGACAACTCTTCCCCATCTTCAAGAATGGATATTCTTTGTCTAACCTGCACGTGCCCCGATTCTGGTAATACTTCTATGCGCTCGGTGATAATTCTTTTTTCCAGCATCTAGTGACCCCTTTATACTGCATGGTATGAAAACGAAAAATAAAACCTATCTGCCGCAGCAACAGTAGAGCAGTCAATAATAAACTTTATTGTTGCTATGGCTTCAGCCTCGGCAACAGCTGGGATCAAAGAATACGCGGATTTAAGATACGTTACAGAACTGCCAAACCTACCTGAGATTTCGGTCAAATCCAATATTGTAAAAGGCAAGTTCATTGTAAGGAATGTCCCGACCGGAGATGAAACAGAATCTATAATCAAAGCTCCCTGGATGTGTACTTTGCGACCGATACGCGTGTAACTGCATTCATTGAAACTAGCGCTTATGGTTACTGTGCCTGATGTCCCCGGTGTTAGCGTGGCTGTAAAATATCCTTCTTCGTAATCATCAAGGGTATTAGCTCCGCTTGACGGTACTTGCATAGCCGGAAACCTGACCCCGGCAAGATATGGTACTCCGGTTCCCTCATTGCCGCCAACTGCATCATAAGCAACCTTCAGCGCATCTTCCACCTTTTGCAGATTAGTAGCGTTTATCGCCGGTGCCTGCCCGTTGACCCATGTAGTTTTAGTATAGCTTCCCATCTCAATACCCCCTGTCAGCCTGTGCGATACCGGACAATGCAAGGGCTTGTACCTGCCGCTCTGCTATTACCGACCCGCCTATATTCTGGATTATCGTTACCCCGCCACCCATGCCGCGCTTGTTGTTTGCGCCACCGAATGCAAACGGCTCAGGGCCTGCTTCGCCTGCAAGGAATAGGGTAGGCTTGGTGACTATGCCGCTTCCGCCTTCAGCCATTGGAATGGCTTTGACTACACCGGATGCCGCAAACAAGCCAGCCGCAGCCGCCGCGTGTCCTGCCGCGCTTGCCTGCATGCCCGGCGTGAAAAACTCTGCTATGGCCATTGCTGCATACTGTCTGGCAAAGGCTTCTATCACAGCGGCCACAGCATTGAGCCCGGCCTTGCCAAATGCTTTCCACCCCTCTTCGCCCAGCACAAGCGCCGACCCGAAAGCCTCGGCCATTTGCATAGCACCGTCCATGGCAGTCTCGGCAAGCTCGATCT